CCTCACAGACGCAACCAACAACTACGGTTTCTACGGTGGTATAAACGCCTCTGCTGGCACAACTCGATATAATCTCTACATGGCAGGAACGGCTGATAATTATTTGGCTGGAAATCTTGGTGTAGGAAATGTCCCTGTATCATCTATTACAGCAGTAGGTACAGGTCAGTCAACTGCTTCATTTAATACGTCAACTGGCTTAGGGGGCGCGTTAATTGTAGGGGATACTGGCGGATCAGCGGGTAATGGAGGGGCGATTGTATTTTCCGCATCGTATACCGCGTGGCGATTTGCAGCTATTAAAGGTATGGCGGTAAATGGCGCAAGTAATTCACAAGGCGACCTTGTATTCTCTGTTAGACCAGCTGCGACTGATTTAACATTAACTGAGTCATTTAGGCTTCTTGCAAGTAAAGACGCTACTTTTGCAGGGTCGGTAGGGATTGGGGCTACTGCAAACGCATCTGCTATTCTTGACGCACAGTCAACCACTAAAGGTGTTAGATTCCCTAACATGACCACCACACAGAAATTAGCTATTGCTACACCAGCGGCAGGTCTTGTGGTATTTGATACAACATTAAGTAAACTTTGCGTCTATTCTGGCGCGGCATGGCAAACAATCACTTCAGCTTAAAAATAGGAATTAAATCATGACAACAACATACACATACGAACCAACTAACTTGCAACGCGACCAACACGGTATTGTGAACCAAGTGCAATTTACAATCACAGCATCAAACGGCACAGACAGCGTAACGGTTAACTCGATTACAGGCTTACCTGCTCCTAAAGGCACAGCGATTGATTACGATAAACTATCAAAAGAGCAAGTCATTGAGTGGATTCAAAAGCTAGTAGGTACACAGTCTGAAGCGTTAGCAGACTCAGAATTAGCGGCTCATATTGAAAACAAACAAATTGTACTATCTAACGGAACGCCTTGGAGCAACTAATATGATTACTTGGAACTTATCTAAAGAAGCTGCAGAAGCCGTATTAAATATGTTAGGTCAACTCCCAACAGCATCTGGTGCATATCCCCTGCTTGTTGATTTAAAACAGCAAACTGAAAAACAAATAGAAAGCAAAGAGGATTAGTTATGCCTGATGAAAAATGTCGTTTGGCAAAAGTAGAGCAACGAATTGACGCACTTGAAGAAGTGTTTGAAGATAGAGGAAAAAAACTTGATGCAATAATCCATGCACTTGATGAAATGAAAACAGAGCAATCACGTTATAAAGGCTTTATCGGTGGGATTGTGTTCACTGTAGGAGCATTGTTTTCATTCCTTACATGGTGGACGAGTAAATAATGGAATTTCTGCAATTTGCCACTGACGTTGGATTTCCAATCGCTGCGGCTTGTGGCGGTATCTATTTTGTTTTTCTCACACAAAAGTTTTTGCTTGATAGTGTGCTCGAGCGGATACAAGGCTTGATTGCGATAATTAGGCAATTAGACAAACGCATTACCTCCATGTCGCAAGATATAATTAAAATTGATGCGCTTATGTCTGAAGCGTTAGATATTGCAAAAGAAAAGGAAAAAAATGGAAGCTGATGCAATTGCAAAATACATTAACCAATATGGCTTTCCTATCATTGCGGCAGGGGGCATGGGTTATATTGTCTATTATGTGTGGGTTTGGGCAACAACAATTGTCAAGCCAATACTTGAAGAAGCTTATGTTGTGCTTGTTGAGCTTATCGACCAAATACGCGTACTAGATAACGATATGATTCGATTAACACAAAAAATTAGCACTATTTTATTGATGCGGAGTAAAAAATGAAAACAGGTGAGCGTGGTTTAGCGTTAATTAAAGAGTTTGAGGGTTGCAAATTATCTGCTTATCAATGCCCTGCTGGAATTTGGACAATTGGTATAGGCAGCACACATTATGGTGATGGTACGCCAGTCACTAAAGGCAGAACGCTACCAACAGAAAAAGCCGCCATTGCTTTGCTTGCTGCAACCATTGGGCAATATGAAAAAGCGGTTAATGCAATGGGTGTTGAGTTAACACAAAATGAGTTTGATGCGCTGGTTTGCTTATGCTACAACATAGGCGCAGGTAATTTTCTTAAATCAACATTGGTCAAAATGCTTAAAGCTGGTGATGATAAAGCCGAAATTGCACAACAGTTTTTGCGCTGGGATAAAGCAGGTGGTAAATCACTCGCAGGTTTAACACGCAGGCGTAATGCTGAAGCGGAATTATTTTTAACGCCATAATAAAAAAGCCGCTTATTCAGCGGCTTTGTTTTTTGCTACCCATTTTTGATAGGCTTCTTCAGGTGTTGAGCCGGAACATACAGCCGTTGTTTGTGTGTAACATAACCAAATTCTACCTATCTTTTTAAGTCGTGGTTTCATGCACTGCGTTCACTTATAAACACGGGTTGCATGGGATTATCTGCAAACCATTTTAATTTTATCAAATAATTGCGCATGGCTTGATAACGCAAGCCGCCTGATGGTTTACCACTTTTAAATTCATACATTACACGCCCTCTTTTTCTTTTAACTTATCAAAATACCACTGCGCCTTTTTTAAATCCTCAGTGCCATTTTTTTGTTTGTATCGCCATTGATATTTAAAAATATTACCACGTAAAAAACCGATAAACTCTTCTTTGGTTAGCATCGATTCGATTGCGTCAATGCACTCAATAGAGCCGCTAGTATAGTGGCTTGGTGAATTTACTGGGTCGCTTGTTTTAATCGGTGCGCCTGCATTAACCCGTTCTTTCTGCTTGTTTATGTGCTTAATCACGTTATCCAAGCGCACTGGTGAGCATTCAACGGGTGGCGGTAATTCTTCATAGCTTGCCAGAGTGTACAGGTAAGCATTATCAATTTTATCCACAGACTTATGCACAACCCCCTCTTTGATTAACTTTTGAATTTTAAAATCCACTTGGTGTTGTTTTAGATCAGTCATTTCTGTGATCTCGCGCATTGTCATACCTTGTCGGTTTCCTTTTTGGAGGATTTGTTTAATCATTTTTTAATCTCATTAAGCTGATAAGGATGGCAGGTTAAATTCCATTTTGAGCTAGTCAACTGCATAGATTTCAAAACAAAGTCTTGTCTTGTTGCCGCTGATTCACATGATACCTTGTCTGCAAATGTGGCTGTTGACTGTGTAATATCACCGTGTGAGATGATTGTACTAATTAGTATGTAAGCTGTTGTTGCAATCATTTTGTTTCTCCGATGTAGCGGTATTGATTACTTTCTTTAAATATTGGTGCGCAAGTATGTTTACGCCAAACGTATGCTGCCTCCTCACTTGCCCATTCAAACTCCAGCCAAGGATCTACCCTCCGCGCTGCTACTTCTGCGTACTTAGCTATTATTGCTGCATGTGGATGTGGTGTGATGACAGCTTCTGGTCTATCCCAACTACATATAGTTGTACGTTCAACTTCTATTATTTCACTGTTAAGCCAAACGGCATCTAATTCAACTCTTGTTATTATAGAAGACGTATTATTCCAATCTGGCTCAAATTGATTACCTGTTTGCTTTTCGTTCCATTCGTGAAACTCCTCGTATAAATCCCTACTAGTCGATTGGTTACTAGCAATACCAATCAATTCCATAATTTGATCGTTTGTTAATAATGCCATGTTATTTCTCCAGTATCGCAATACATCTATCTATGGCAGGCTTGGTTATTATCGGCATATCCCACTCGCTAATGTAATCAAGGTGCTCTCTAGTTTCTTTTAAAGCGTCTAGTAATTCACTAGATTGTTCTTGATTCCACTCCATCAATGCAATTTTAAAAATAAATCGAGTATCTTTATTCAAACCAGCGAGTTCTGATATTTCATTTATTTGTTTCTCAGTTAATAAACTCATACCCCCGTACTACCAAAACCACCCTCACCACGCTCAGTACTGCTACTGAACTCGTCTACTTCTACAAACTCTGCTCTAATCACTGGCACAAACAGCATCTGTGCAATCCTATCCTGCGGTGAGATTTATACGAGGAGTTTCACGAATGGAACGAAAAGCAAACAGGTGTGCAAGTTGATGTTGATTGGGGTAAAGCACCAGAATGTGCAGACAGAGCAGAAGTAAATTTTTATTGGGTTGGTGAAGATACATGGAGATTCTGTTTCCAAATAGCAAAATACGATAGACCGAAACCCGTCATCACACCGCACCCTCACGCAGAAATGATTATGAAATATGCTGAAGTAGCGCAACGTAGAGTTGACCCTTGGGTTGAGTTTGAAGTTAACCTTGATAATAATTGGGAGAAAATAATGGGTAACCCCGCATGGCTTGATTATAGAGAATACCGCCACATTGGAGAAACAAAATGATTGCATCGACAGCTTATATTTTAATTATCGCTGTAACAACTCACGGTGAGCTTACACAATCAACAATCGATTTTGCAGATAAAGCATCGTGTGAAAGCGCGGCAGTTAAACAGGATTTTGCATTTAAAAATTTGCAATTTGCAGGTAGATGGAATTTAACCTGTCATCCTTATCAACTTACTGGAGAGAAGAAATGAAACTAAAAGTTAGTGAGGATGAGCTCTACCCCATATATGATATAGGTGATGGGTTTGGTAAAGAGGTTGAGGTTAGTGAAGTGTTTTTTAAAGAGTTTACAGAGGTGATGGATAAGTTCTGGAATATGCAAATAGAGTTAGAAGAACTATATCGTACTGCACCTGATGAGAAATCCCCTTATACTTTTGGTACTATGCCTGAGTTTACGTGTGATGAGGTGGAGAAAGATGAGTTTGATGAAAGAGGTTTACTGATATATAAAGTAAAAGATAGATACAACTTCTCGTGGGAGGACAAAATATGAAAGTAACCCTAGTGCAAAGCACACCTAACCCAGAGGAACACATCGGATTACTTGCAGGTATATGCTACGGTAAGACAGAGTCATCACCAGAGCAGTGCATCAAACGAGCAGAACACTGCGTAACCAAAGGGCATTTATCTACATTACGCTTTGCTCATGCGACATTCTTAGTTGAAGATATTAGCCGTATCTGTAGTCACCAGTTTGTTCGCAGTAAGCATTTGGACTTTCTTCAACGTAGTCAGCGATATTGTAATGAGGAAGAAACTAATGTCGTTATCCCCGAAAGTCTTAAAAAATATGATGAATGTAATTATGGTATATCAGACTTTATTTACAATGCTCAGATATTATATGAAAACTTAATCAAGGACGGTATTAAAAAAGAAGATGCACGGTTTATTCTTCCACAGGGCACAACAACAGAGCTTCTGGTAGTGGGTAACTTTCAAGCGTGGTATGACTTTATCAAACTGCGTAGCGGTAAAGAGGCGCAATGGGAGATACGCGCAGTAGCCCATGAGATTAACCGTCAACTACATGGAATTGCACCAAATATCTTCAAGGAGCTTGAGCATGAATAGGTTATGCGAGGTATGTAACTTAATCAAAGAAGAATCAGCATTTAAAACAGATAGTACAATATGTAAGAGATGTGCAGTGGTAGCAGGAGTGCAAGACCATTTGCAAAGACGCAAGCGCAGGGACGTTAGTTCACTAGACAACAAGATGTGTAGAAAGTTTTTACAACATCATTTAATAAAACCGACAGGTTGGGAGATGACACTATGAACGACAAACCTAAAACAATTTACGATGCATACACACAGGGGCAATTATACATGGGGGACTCAGTACACGAAGCTAAAAAAGAAGACATGGTTAACGAGCCTCCACACTACAAAAATGGTAAAATAGAATGTATTGTTGCGATGGAAGCAATGCTTACGTCCGAAGAGTTTATTGGGTATCTGCGAGGCAACGCCTTTAAGTATATGTGGCGATACCGAAACAAAGGTAAAGCACATGAAGACTTGCAGAAAGCGCAATGGTACTTGTCCCGATTAGTATTTATACATAACGAAAAATAACATGGCAACAGAAGACGGAAACACAGACCTCGCGTCACTGCATGAGGAGATGATGCGAGATAAACTTATTGCAGTTATTTGTAGAGAAGCTGCACAAATAGATACAACTAACCCCACCGGACTTTGCTGGACGTGCGGTGACTTTATAGGATACAAGAGGAGATGGTGTGATAGAGAATGCGCGGATATATTTGAAGCCGAAACTAAGAAAAATCGGTAGTTTGTGGATATGCTACACAGAGTGGAAGTCTATACCCTGTACTGCTTCAACGCCTCAGAAGGCTTACATGAGATGGATATGCAAAAATGAGCGTACCTAGTTTTACTTATAGTTCACTGAGCAGGTTTATTACCTGCCCTAAGCAGTACGAAGCACATCATGTTTTAAAGTATATCCCTTTTGCAGATACCTCAGCTACGCTGTATGGAAAAGATTTGCATCTTGCGGCTGAGAACTACATAGGTAAAGGTGAGGCATTACCAGAGCGGTTTATATTTGTTAAGAAGTTCCTTGATACTATCAATGGTATTAAAGGCAGAAAGCTTTGCGAATATAAACTCGCGGTGGCGAAGACAGATACTGGATATGAGTTCTGTGATTATGAAGCACCTAATAGGTACTGGCGTGGCATTGCAGACCTTGTCATCGTAGACGCAGATGCTAAGAAAGCGTATATTGTGGATTATAAAACAGGCAAGTCAGCAAAGTATGCAGACACTAAGCAACTAGCACTACTAGCGGCGGCGGTGTTCCTAGAGTTCCCGTATGTTGAGACTATCAAAGGGATGCTACTATTCGTAGTAGCTAACGAGATGGTAAAAGAAGAGTATACATATGAGAATAGATTGGGTATTTTTGATAAACTAGCACCTGTATTAGCGCAACGGTCAGTAGCCTACGAGACGGGAGTATTTAATCCTATTCCTAACGGGCTATGCAAAAAGTGGTGTCAGGCTACACGGTGCATTCATAACGGTAACTATAAGGAGGGGTGATGCCCTACAAAGATAAGAAAGACAGAAACATTAAACGAGAATATGAATTAGAGAAGACTCGCCCTGGGGCTCACGCTGCTAGAATGGAGAGACAACGTGCTCGCCGTGCATATGATAAAGCGGGTATTGACCGTGATGGTAAAGACATCGACCATATTAAAGGTGTTAAAGCGGGTAACGGTAAAGACAACCTACGTCTTAGAGACCCAGAAGTGAATCGTTCGTTCCAACGCAACAGTGACCACACTATGAAGAAGAACGAACCGCCAAAGAAAGCTAAACCTAAGAAGAAATAATATGGAAGTATCCGTAAAGTCAGTGCAGATTATTGCAACGGAGTCTGGTTTACCTGAGAGTTTAGTAGAGCGTCACATAGACGCTCTATGTACCATGACTCTTAGAACGCGTATTAGTGAACGGAAGATGTGCCTAAACAAAGTAAGAGCATGGTACTTTAATAGAAGTACGAATAAGCCTCAGCTATTTGAAGTATTAGAAGATAAATGATTCGCCCCCTTAAGGGGCTGTACGGAGCGACAATGGAAATACAAGTTATTCAAGATAAGGTCTTGTCTATCAAGACCACTAACCCCGATGCTATTACAAGCGTCATTACAAAAAGTAAAATTAAAGATATTGATTTTGGTACAGCAGAGGTATGGGTAAATTTTGGTTTAGGTGAAGCGCATATCCTAAACAACATAGGTATTAAAAACGTGCCCTCACCTATTCGCACACAGTATACGTGGACAGGGATGTATAAACCCTTTGACCATCAGCGAGTAACGTCAGAGTTTCTAACACTTAACCGAAGAGCCTTTTGCTTAAATGAGATGGGTACGGGAAAAACTAACTCTGTTATCTGGGCGGCTGACTACCTAATGAAACTCGGTGTGATACGCCGTATGCTTGTGATTTGCCCTCTATCTATTATGGATGCGGCATGGCGCAAAGATTTATTTAAGACAGCTATGCATCGGTCAGTTGAGATTGCACATGGTAGTAGAGAGAAGCGTGCTCAGATTATTAAGGGTAATGCAGAGATAATCATCATAAACTTTGACGGTGTTGAAATAGTAGAAAAGGAGATTGCTGAAGGCGGGTTTGATTTGATTGTAGTAGATGAAGCTACGCATTTAAAAAACGTCTCGACTCGTAGATGGAAAACAATGAATCGTCTAGTTACTGCAGACACATGGCTTTGGATGTTAACGGGTACACCTGCGGCGCAGTCACCAGTAGATGCGTATGGACTAATTAAACTGGTTAACCCTAAGCAAACACCCAGAGCGTTTAATGCGTTCCGAGATATGGTACAGATACGCACGTCACAGTTTACATTTAAGAATCGCCCCGATGCAGAGCAGATAGTACACAGCTTTATGCAACCTGCGATACGGTTTACTAAAGAAGAATGCCTAGACCTACCAGAGCTAACGTACCAGACAAGAGATGTACCGCTATCTCCGCAACAAGATAAGTGTTACAAGATGCTCAAGAAAGAGATGCTCATGCAAGCGGCAGGAGAAGAGATTACTGCGGCTAATGCGGCGGTTGCTTTAAACAAACTATTGCAACTTTCATCTGGGGCGGTTCAAGAGGCAGTCTCAAAGGAATCCGGTCAATCGGTCATCGACGTTCAAGCCGAAGTTAAGCGCATGGAGCAGGCTGAAGGGGATGGCGGTTCTGGTCCGTCCACCGCAACAGTCGATGACGTGGATTGGGAAAAGAAACTCTCCACGTCGGCGGCGGGTGTTCTGCGCGCAGTGGCTGCGATGCAGGTGCGCTCGCGAACCATCAACGGTGGGAACGGGTATGTCTTAATCGTGAAACGTGCCCCGGCCAAATCTGGCAAAGGGCAGGCGAAAAACATTCAGGCGGGCAAAGACAAGGTCTAGTATGGCCCGTCGGAAAAAAGCGAATGAACGTTGCTTGCTCTGCGGCTACATTCACTCGAACCCCGTTTGCCCGGTCATCACGGGCAAGCGCCTTAAAAAGTGGGACGCGTGGGATAAAAGGCACGGTCGCGCAGTGTGGAGCATGGGGTGGTCAACAGATAACAAAACAAAAACATGAAGCAAAATGAACTATTAACGTCCGTCATGGACGGTCACATTATTCTCGTCGGGCGTTTCCTGATGATGAAAAAAGAGGTCGTCCCGTATCGAGACCGTCAGTCAGGTCAGGCGGCGACATTCAACAAACTGGAGTTTCAGGTCTTGACTCCAAACGGAACAGTCTTCGTTCAACCAGACACTCGAAAAATGGCCGGGTTCAAAATGGAGACGTATGTCAGCCCGTTCAAAGAAATGCAAAAAGTGGTGGTCGTCATCGACAAGCTTGACACGCAAAAGGGAATCACCACGATTGCTGGCACAATCGAAGCGCTTGAAGGCTAGTGTTGCCGTTCGGGTGGCTTGCCGAGTCCGCTAGCCTTCCAACCAAAAGCCACCGCACCCGGGCTATAATGGCCCGGGTGCATTTCCACATGAGAAGACCAACCGTAATTTGGCCGCAACTGTTGAATGATGGTGGGTGGCGTCAACAGACAACCGGCGGTTATTGGCCGAGATATTTCCGTCGGCATCACGGCAAACGGCAACTGATTCGCCACTATCCAGCCGACCTATGTTGGGCGTTGTATGTCAACGGTCGTCAAGTTGCCACCGGGTCTTTGTCCCCGCTCTTAACGCGCGCTGATACCTAGACGTGTCACCATGTGGTGACGCTGGGATTTGCGCGACAGCGCCCCGTAACAAGCGGAGCACTAACTTAAGCATCAGCGTTCATCCTGAAAGCTTCCCAGTTCTCGATTCCAAAAGTATGAAATTCCTCCGAAGGCTAATTAAATGTTTTTCAGCGACCGAATGGTGTCTCATTGCAATTGCCGTTCTATTGTTATCCAAAACGCCTCGTCCTCCAGCCGCAATATTCATGCGCCAATCGCTGTGCGGTAACGTCATCTGGGAAGGATACGTGAGTGCTGACGATTGGTGTGAAGTGGTAGCATGGGAAGGGTCAACGCTTTACAAGACGCAACAAGTCGTTTACACTCAATTCAAAAACTTACAAAAATACCGCGAGAATAGTCTTGACAATTTAGGGTGGGTCTGGTATTATGATGTTGGGCGGAAGTGTGAAAGCAATCAGGTAGTTGCTGGAACGCTCGACCGCTCACAAACAAATGTCACCACATGGTGACAAACAAAAGAAAGGGTAGTTGTATGAAGTTCCTGAATAACCTCCGTAACCGCGTAGCGAGCTTCGCGCTCGTCATGTTCGCATTCCTGTTCGTCGCGCTCTCGGCGCAGGCGCAAACCGATATCACCGCGGTTATCACCACGGTGGATGGCTATCTCGATGCGGCCATCGCCGTCGGCATCGCGGTGCTGTTGTTCGTGTTG